GGTATCGCTATGCTCAGAAAAGTTAAACTTTATGGAGAACTAGCTGACTTTGTAGGTCATAAAGAATTAGAAGCTGTTATAAATTCTACTGCTGATGCTATCCGTTTTCTTATTACTAATTTTCCAAAGTTAGAAGCTCACATGAATGAAAGATATTACAAGGTTTTAGTTAACGACTATGAAATAACAGAAAAAGAAATACAAAATCCTACAGGTAAATCTGATATAAATATTGTTCCCGTAATAAGTGGTGCTGGTGGTAATGTCGGAAAAGTCTTGCTAGGTGCTGCCTTAATTGGAACTGCTTTTATGACAGGAGGTGTAACTGGAGGAGCTTTTTTTAAAGCTGCTACTGTTGAGGGTTCTTTTGCAGCAGCAGGATTTTTAACAAAAGCAGCAGTAACTATAGGTGGAGCTTTAGTTTTGCAGGGAGTATCAGATATGCTATTCCCTACACCCAAAATGCCAGAATTTTCAAACGAAGAAGATCCAAGAATATCATTTAGTTTTTCTGGTATTCAAAATACCTCAAGAGCTGGTACTTCTCATCCAATAGTTTATGGTGAAATAGTAACAGGATCAGTTGTAATTTCTGCTGGTATTGACACTAATCAGGTGACAGCATGACAGATAAAATTATTAAGGGTTCTGGTGGAGGAGGTGGAAGAACCCCTGCGTCTACACCACAGCCATCTAGAGCACCAGATACTTTAAACAGTAGACAGTTCGCATCAATTCAAGACTTATTATCAGAAGGAGAGATTGAAGGTTTTGCCACACCCTCAAAAGCAGGTCTATCAAAAGGGTCTACAGCTTATAACAACGCAGCATTAAAGGATATATTTCTAAACGATACTCCTATTCTCAACGCTGGTGCTGATAATAATAGTCCATCGCCATCAGATTTTAATTTTCAAAGAGTAGAATTTACACCTCGTTTTGGAACGTCAAGTCAAAGTCACATTCCTGGAATTGAAAGTAGTCAATCTACAACTGCGGTAGGAGTAACGGTAACTGCTGGTGTGTCGGGTGAAGTAACAAGAAGAATCACTAATTCAGAAGTAGACGCTGTAAGGGTAACTATTACTTTTCCTCAACTACAAAAAGTCACTGATAAAGGAGATTTAATTGGTTCAGAAGTAAATTTAAAAGTTTTTATTCAATATAACAATGGTGGGTTTACTCAAGTCATAAATGACACAGTTAAAGGTAGAACTGCTGATTCATACCAAAAGGAATATCGTGTAACTTTAACAGGTGCTTTTCCTGTTGATGTAAGACTTAAGAGGGATACACCAGACAGCACAGATACCGATTTAATTGATGCTTTTCAATGGACAAGCTTTACAGAAATAATAGATAACGTAAGTACATACCCTAATAGTGCTTATACAAATTTAAGACTAGACTCTGAGCAATTTAGTTCTATACCTAAAAGATCTTTTCGTATTCGAGGAGTAAAAGTAAGAATACCAGGAGCAGGAGCAGGGGGATCTGGTACACCTTCTGTAGATTTACAAACAGGAAGAATTATTTACCCAGATGGTTATATATTTAATGGAACGATGGGTGCAGCCCAATGGTGCTCGTGCCCAAGCATGGTGCTACTCGACCTTCTCACGACTGAAAGGTACGGATTTGGAACACATATTACAGACAGTAATTTAGATTTATTTAGTTTTGTAGCAGCCAGTAGATATGCAAATGAATTGGTATCAGATGGATTTGGAGGACAGGAAGCAAGATTTAGTTGCAATGTAAATTTACAAGGGTCTATGGAAGCGTACAAATTAATTAATGAATTAGCTGGTGTTATGAGATGCTTTCCAATATGGTCAGAAGGTTCTGTAACTATTACACAGGATAGGCCAACAGACCCAAGTTATCTATTTAGCTTGGCAAACGTAGGTGAAGGTGGTTTTTCATATTCTGGAAGCAGCTTAAGGCAAAGACACTCCGTTGTATCTGTCAGCTATTTCAACATGGAAAGTAGAGAAATAGATTATGAAGTTGTAGAAGACGCAGATGCACAGGCAAAAATAGGAATAGTGAAGAAAGATGTAAAAGCATTTGCTACAACTTCCCGTGGTCAGGCTCAAAGATTAGGTAAGGCAATATTATTTAGTGAACAGAATGAATCCGAAGTTGTTAGTTTTACAACATCACTAGACGCTGGTGCGATTGTTAGACCTGGATCTGTAATTTCTGTAAACGATCCAGTGCGTAGTGTAGAAAGAAGATCAGGCAGAATAAGTTCAGCAACTACTACGCAGATAACTGTAGATAACACAGCTAATTTAGATACATTTACTGGATCAAATAAAAAATGCAGTGTTATTTTGCCTAATGGCACAGTTGAAACTAAAACTGTAACTGGAATTATAGATGATGTTATTACGTTAGGATCAGCTTTATCTGCTACACCTAATTCAAATGCTATATGGTTATTGCAAAGTTCTAATTTAGAAGCACAAACTTTTAGAGTTATCTCTGTTGAAGAGCAAGATGGTATTAATTATGCAATTTCAGCTTTAACTTATATCCCTGGGAAATACGACAATATTGAATTAGGAATAGATTTACCAGAAAGAAAGTTATCTTTATTAAATGAGCCAAAAGCTCCTCCTGCAAACGTAGCGGCAAGTGAAAGAGTTGTTGTAATAAATGCTCTTGCTGTAAGTAAAATAATTGTATCTTGGGTTTCAGTTACAGGTGTAAGTCAATATCTCGTTCAGTATAGATTGAATAGTGCAAACTGGGTAAGTGAAATTGTATTTAGACCTGACTTTGAACTTTTTAATACAGAAGCAGGAACATATGAGTTTAAAGTTTATTCATATAACGCTGCTTTAGTATTATCAGCAACATCTAGTGATATTACATTTAATGCCGTTGGTAAAACAGCACCTCCAGGAGATGTACAAAATTTATCCATAGAGCCTGTAAGCGATAAATTAGTAAGACTTAGATGGGCACAAGCTGTAGATCCTGATGTTTTACATGGAGGGAGAGTTTATGTCAGACATAGTAATTTAACTGACGGCAGTGGTACGTTCCAAAACTCAGTTGATCTTGTTACTGCATTAGCTGGTAATACTACAGATGTTATTGTCCCATCTTTAGAAGGAGAGTATATCCTTAAGTTTCAAGACGATCAGGGTAATTTTAGTAAGGGAGAGGCATCTATTATCGTGGACTTGCCTGATTTAGCTGAAAATCAAGTAATACTGTTAGATAGAGAAGATTTAGACTCTCCATCATTTCAAGGCACAAAAACACATACGACATTTAACAATACGACAAGTGCATTACAGCTAACTAATCCAGGTGCTAATTCAACAGGAGAATACGCTTTTAAAGATATTTTGGATTTAGGTGCTGTATTTTCTCTTGATCTAAAAAGAGTTATACGTTCTGTAGGTTTTGTTACTGGCACAGCAATAGAAACTGTTATCCCAAGTGGGTCTTTATGGGATAATTATGCTCTTGATGGTAATTTTGATGGACCACAAGCCAATGAAGTTAACTGTCAAATGCAGGTAGCAACGTCACAGACAGGATCGGGAAGTTTTGCTGCATTTAATAATTTTGCCAATGGAACATTTAAAGGTCGCAGGTTTAAATTTAGATTGCTTTTAGAAAGCACAGACAGTGCTCAAAACATGAACGTGCAGCAAGCTGGATATTCAGCAGAGTTTCAGTCAAGAACAGAGCGTTTTTATCAAACAGGCAGTGGGTTATCTGTCGTACCACAGACTTCTGGTACTTCATCTTCTGGTAAAACTGTTACATTTGGTAAACCATTTTTCACAGGCACATCTGGTTTAGGAGGTGTTAATGCTTTTTTACCTTCTGTAGGAATTACAATTACAGATGCTCAAGCTGGAGACTTTTTTGCATTATCAAATATTACTGGTACAGGATTTACAATAAAAATTAAGAATGGTACAAGTTTTGTGTCTAGAACTTTTACCTTCTCGGCTGTCGGTTTCGGCAAAGGGGTGTAATATGGAGGAAAGAATTTTTTAAATGCCTCAAGTAAGTGATTATAATATAGCTAACGCATCAGGAGCTTCTGTAAGAAGCGACCTTAACCTTGTTTTAGAAGCTATAAAAACTAATAACTCAGGTGGAACTGACCCTGCTAATGCAGAGTCTTTTATGTTTTATGCAGATACGGCAGATAGTAATAATTTAAAAATAAGAAACGGATCTAACAGTGGATTTACAACAATAGGTTCTGTAGATCAGGCCAATTTAGGTTTATTGCCAAGATCAGGTGGCACAATGACAGGTGCTCTTCGGCTTGATAATTCTAGTAGTTCAAGTAGCCCAGCTTTAAGTTTTGATGGTGATACTGATTTAGGAATTTATAGACAAGCTTCAAATAAATTGGGTGTTGCTGTTGCTGGAAATCTTAGATTTGTTTTTGATGATGATGGTATGATTGTCAAAAATGGGAAGGCTATACGTTATGACAATGCTGCAAGTACTCAACACGTTGCTTTAAAAGCACCATCAAGTTTAAGTTCAACAGTTTCTTTAACATTGCCTTCTTCTATTGTTAATGGAGGTTTTTTAAAGACTGATGGATCAGGTAATTTAAGTTTTTCTTTAGTTCAAGGGGTTCCAAGTGGTGCTGTTTTTTGTATAGCAGTTGCTACTGTTCCATCTGGATATTTAGAATGTAACGGTCAATCTGTTAGCAGAACAACTTACGCTGCATTATTCGCTATTATTGGTACTCAGTATGGTTCTTCAAGTGGCTCAACATTTAAAGTTCCTGATTTAAGAGGTGAATTTGTAAGAGGTTTTGATAATGGAAGAGGTGCTGATAGTGGAAGGCAAATAGGTAGCCATCAAAGCAATAATAATGCACAACACACTCACACATTTAGTCATAACCATACATTTTCTGATAGCGGCACAACTAGCACTAAGTCATTAAGAGGTACAGTACAACAAATAGCAGAGACTTTTGCTGCAAGTGGTACTACAAGTGGTATATTCAGTAAATTAGGTAATTTCAACTCATCTTTAACACCAGGCAATCCTGATACAAGTCCTGCTGGTGGTTTTGCTATCAATGCTGACCACAACCACACATTTTCTGTTTCTGGTAATACAAGCACTCATAATGGTAATACAGGTCCAAGTGGTACTACTGAAAGTAGACCGAGAAACGTAGCTATGATGTATGTAATTAAAGTTTAATTATGGCAATCGCACCTGGGACATACAACATGACGATCCAAAGAAGGTCGGATCATAGTATTCAGCTTGTTTTTAAAGATTCTAATAATAATGCAATAAATTTAACTGGTTTTACTGTGGAAGCACAAGTTTGGGATGAACCACGATCTAATAAATATGCAGATTGGACTGTTACTTATACAGATAGAGTTGCTGGAACTATTGATATGGCTTTAACAGATACTCAGACAGCAACATTTACTCCAGATGTTTTAAGATATGACGTTTTACTTACAAACGGTGCTGGTTTAAAAGAATATTATTTAGAAGGTAATATATTTATATCAGAGGGTTATACAGCATGACTTCAGTTAACATCACTACTACTAAAAATACTGTTACAGTAAACGAGGGCGATAGCACCGTAGTTACTGTTGCCACTCAAGGACCACAGGGCGAATCTTTTAGCACCACTGGAACGATAATGAATGATTCTGCTAAAGTTAACAACTCAGTAGTGTTTTTTCACCAAGCAAGTGGTACATTTAAAGCAGATGCTACTCGTACTGTGGAAAATTTAGTCGATGGGGGTAATTACTGATGGCTAACACAATTAGGATCAAAAGATCTACTGGTTCTTCTGCACCAGGAACTTTAGAAAATGCTGAATTAGCGTTTGCTGAAGGAAGTAAAAAACTATTTATAGGTATTGGAACTGGTGGGTCAGGAGGATCTGCTACGACCATTGAAGCTATTGGTGGCTCTGGTAGTTTTGCGGATTTATTTACGAGTAGAACACAAAATACATTTTTAGCTGCACCTGATGGAAGTAATGGTGCTGCAACATTTAGAGCAGTTACAGCCGATGACGTACCTTCGCTTCTGCATACAAAAATAAGCGACTTCGATACAGGAGTTAGAACAAATAGATTAGATCAAATGACTGCACCAACAGGTTCAGTTTCGTTTAACTCACAGAATATTACTAACGTAGCCGATCCAGTAAACGCTCAAGATGCAGCGACTAAAGGATTTGTAGAAGCTACTTCACAGGGTTTAGATGTAAAAGATAGCTGTAAGGCTGCAACAACTGGAAATATCACAATATCTACTGCTCTCAACAATGGAGATACGATAGACGGTGTTAGTCTTTCAACTAATGATCGTGTTCTTGTTAAAGATCAATCTACTGCATCTCAGAACGGTATTTATATTGTTGGATCGTCACCAGCTAGAGCAGATGATTTAGCTGCTGGTTCAGATGCAGCAGGAATGTTCACTTTCGTAGAACAGGGAACTGTTAATGCGGATAACGGCTTTGTCTGTACTAGCAATAAAGGTTCAGCCGTCACAGGTACAAATAATCTTACCTTTGCACAGTTCTCTGGTGCTGGTCAGATAACTACAGCAGATGGCTTACAAAAATCTGGAAATACTATATCTGTTGATTTAAAAGCTAATGGTGGATTAGTTATAGAATCTGCTGAAATAGCTCTTGACCTTGCAGCTAGTTCTATAACAGGAACTTTACCAGTTAATAAGTTAACAAGTGTCACATCAACAGCAACAGAACTTAATTTGCTAGACGGATTAAACTCAACGACTACTGAATTAAATACTTGTACAGATGGAAGCACATCTGCAACATCAACAACACTTGCAGCAGCAGATAGATTTGTCTGTAATGATAACGGAACAATGAAACAGGTTGCCCTGTCTGATCTAGTTACATTTTTAGAAAATGAAGGTGTTTCGGGTTTTGATATAGACGGTGGTAGCTATTAAACCATTAGGAGGTGATAGCTCATGTCAAATAAGATAAGACTAAAAAGAGGTTCTGGGAGTGATCCAAGTGCAAGTGATCTGGTAGTAGGAGAAGTAGCATTACGAACAGATAATGGTACGTTATTCACTAAAAAAGATGATGGAAATATTGCAGAAATAGGTGCTGCTGCTGGTGTAAGTGATGGAGATAAAGGAGATATAACTGTCAGCAATAGCGGTTCAACTTTTACTATTGATAGTGGTGCGGTAACGTCTGCCAAAATAGCTGATGCAGCAATCGCAGCAAGTAAATTAGGAACTGCTGTTGTTGGAACTAATACTCTTCAAGATTTATGTATAAACAATGCGAAAGTAGCTGGTGCAGCAGCGATAGCTGGAACAAAGATTTCTCCTGATTTTGGGTCGCAAAATATAGAAACAACTGGCGATATAAAAATTGATAACGCAAATAAATCACTTCAAGTAGGGGATATTACAAATGACAATTTTACTAATATAAAGCATTTAATAGTAAGCACTGATGGAGATATTAGAGGTTTTACTGCTCAGAATGATAATGCAGGTATTATCGAGAATTTACAAGGAAGTACCAATCAATTTTTAGTTTTAGGTGATACTGATGATACTAGCTCTGAAACTTTATTAGGAGTAAGTATTGTAAGGTCTGGAACAACTCGTACAAGACTAAGTTTATCTGGCACTGGTAATTTAAATGTTCACAATAATATTACTCTTGGGGGAACTGTTGATGGTGTAGACATTGCTGCAAGAGATACATTATTTGGTGGCTTGACTTCTAGCTCTGGTGTATTGACCAATGGAGTAACAGCAACGACCCAATCAGCAAGTGATAACTCTACAAAAGTTGCGACAACAGCTTATACAGACACAGCAATAGCAAATCTGATCGACTCCAGCCCTTCAACTTTAAATACACTTAATGAATTAGCCTCTGCTTTGGGTGACGACCCGAATTTTGCGACAACAGTTACAAACTCAATAGCAACCAAACTACCTCTTGCTGGTGGAACAATTACAGGTAATTTAGTACTAGATAATGCTACAAACGCTGGTAGAGATGTTCAATGGCAACACGCAAATGATAGGTTAGCCTTTTTTGATAATACAAAAGCTACTTTCGGAAATGGTGCAGATTTAAATGTTTTTCATGATGGAAACGGGTCGTATATTTTACATAATGGAACTGGTTTCTTTTTAATTGAAGGTAATGGCACTAATAATTTAAATATAAGAGCTAAATCTGGTGAAAACTCTATATTATGTATTCCAGATGGAGCCGTAGAGCTATATCACGACAACAGTAAAAAGTTTGAGACAAGTAGTTCGGGCGTTTCAGTAACAGGAAATATAGCTGTATCGGGAACAGTTGATGGGAGAGATGTTGCTACTGATGGTACAAAGTTAGATGGAATAGAAAGCAATGCCACCGCAGATCAAACAGCAAGTGAGATACTTACATTAATCAAAACGGTAGATGGGCCTGGAAGTGGGCTAAATGCTGATACTTTAGATGGCATATCTTCAGCAAGTTTTTTAAGATCAGATACTACCGATAATTTTTCAGCTTTAACTTGTTCAACTACAGGTAATAATGATTTAATAAACTTTACTGGTGCTGATGGTAGTGACAATAGAGGTATTTCATTTAATAGCAGAACAGCTTTGTCAGCAGATGCAAGTGATGGTTATCTAAGACTTAATAATGCCTCTGAATTTGGAAATGGAGTTTATACACCAGGAGTAATAAGGGCTGATGGTGGATATAAGGTTGGTGGAAACACTGTTATTGATTCTAATGGAAGTATCTCTGCTTCATTAATATCGGGTACAGTTTCTTCTGCTTCCTCTGCTTCAAATGCAGATACAGTAGACAGCTTACACGCTAGTAGTTTTGTAAGATCAGACGCAGCAGATACGAAAACTGGAAATTTAACTATTAATGCAAGACTAGATGTAGGAAACGGAAGTGGTAGTGACCATGAAATTAGAATTTATAAAGCAGATAATAATATCTCAGACCATATTCAG